GACCGGATAAGACCAATGGAATCATTGTGTACTCCTATAAGCCGTTACCGGGAGCCGAGGAGCAGATCTACAAACGAATCGCGGATATGACAGTGTCCATCCGCTGTACCGATGTTCTTCAAATGCCGGAACTGATCTCGGTTCCGCATGAGGTGAGCATGTCCTCTCAGGAGCAGGATGTGTACAAGAAACTCAAGCGGGATCTGGTTCTGTCCCTTCCTGATGGAGAGGTGACAGCGGCCAATGCGGCGTCGCTTTCCGGTAAGCTCAGCCAGATGAGCAATGGAGCGGTATATAGCGATACCGGGGAGACAGTTCTTATTCACAATCGGAAGCTCGATGCGCTGGAAGATCTCGTTGAGGCGGCGAACGGAAAACCGATCCTGGTGGCGTACTGGTATAAGCACGATTACGACCGGATCACAGAGAGACTGCGGAGCATAGGCATACGCTACGCGAAGATCGACACGGAAGAGAGCATCCAGCGGTGGAATCGGAAGATGATCCCGGTCGGACTCATTCATCCGGCGAGTGCCGGTCACGGCCTGAATTTACAGGCTGGCGGCAGCACCCTGATCTGGTTTGGTCTGACCTGGTCGCTGGAGCTCTACATCCAAACGAATGCACGCCTCTGGCGGCAGGGCCAGGTTTCCAGCACCGTGGTGATCCAGCACATCATCACCAAGGGTACTGTCGACGAAAGAATCCTGAAGGCACTGGAGAGCAAGGAAGTGACACAGGACAGCCTGATGGAGGCTGTGAAATGGTCTCTGGGAGGTGCGACATGAAAGCCGTAGATGAGAAAGAAGCTTATGAAAACCTGGCCAATGCCATTATCCTGAGCGCGGTGAAGGATTACAAAAGGGCGCTTCTTCACCTGAAAAGAAACCCGGACAGCAGGAGTGCCCAGCAGGCAGTGAAGCGGGAGGAGCAGTTTTTCTACAGCTCCTGGTTTGAAGTGCTGACAGATCTTGACCCTTCGTATCTGATCCGGAAGATGAAGGAAATGGTAGGGATCTAGAAAAGACAATACACGACAAACATGGCCAATCCAAGGAACATGATCTTTTGTTTGAGGAGGATTGCCATGCATATCAGCTGGAGTTTTTTAGATAAGCGAAAAGGCGCGATCAAAGCGATTGCGGCCTATGACAGTATGGATTTCATCGTGAAGCACACCGACGAGGAGATTGCTGCAGTGCGCGTGAGGATGGAGGGAATCGGCTCTCCGAATCTCGATGGCATGCCGCATGCCCATGATCCACAGGCTGGAGAGAAGCGGATCATCCAGGGAATCGAGGAGATCGATATGCTGAAGGAACGATACCGGCAGGCTGTGGAATATATGAGCTGGTTCAAGCCTGCCTGGGAGCAGCTGTCGGAGGAAGAGCGGTATCTCCTTGAAATGTTCTATATGGACGACGAGGAAAGCGGCGCAGTGATGACCATCACGGCGGAGCTGAACATCGAACGGAGCACAGCCTATAACCGGAAAAACCGTGCGCTGGATCATCTGACGATGCTGCTTTACGGTAAAGTGTGAGAGGTAAAATCGTGGACAAACAATATTGCGATTTCTGTTATAGTGATAGCGTGAAAAGCTGGCGGAGCCCTGCGGGATTATCCTGCGGGGCCTTTTCATGCCCGTGGAGGTGATCTGATGGGCAGAAAGAACAGACGAAAAGTGGAACATATCAGGAGGTTGCCAAGTTTGGTGGATATAGTGAACCCGAAAAGAATGGATATATGGTACGCGAGACTGCCGATGGACAGAAGGACATCCATCCAGGGTGGAGCAAGGCCGGTGCTGATCATCAGCAACGATGTCTGCAATGAGCGCAGCTCCGTGGTGACGGCCATCCCGATGACTACGCAGTTCAAACATATATCGCAGCCGACCCACGTCATCATGACGATGGAGGATGGCACCAAGTCCATGCTTCTGGCCGAGCAGATCATGGCGCTGGATAAGAAATACCTTGATCGGAAGATCGAGGCCTGCAGAGATGCAGAGACGATCAACAGAATCGAAAATGCGATCCGGGAGCAGACCGGGATGACAGAATCTCTTTCTTGCGCCGGAAAAACAAGCTGAAAAGCGGAAAGGAAACACAGATGAGAATCATTACGTGTGAACAGGTAAGTGAAGGGCATCCGGACAAGCTGGCCGACCAGATTGCCGATGCCATCGTCACGGACTGCCTGAAGAACGACAAAGACAGCAGGGTGGCGATTGAGTGCCTGCTGAAGGACAACCATGTCATTATCGCCGGAGAGTTGACCTCCAGCCATAAGCCGGATTACAAAAGACTCGTCTATGAAGTTTTTGATCGGATCGGCTGGGAGAAGCTAAACTACGGCGATCCGGCTCTTTTCGCAGGACCGGATATCGGCATCCTGGTGAAGGAGCAGAGCCCGGATATCGCGCTGGGCGTGGATAAGGGCGGAGCCGGTGATCAGGGCATGATGTACGGCTATGCGACAAATGAAACATTGGAGCTGTTGCCGATTCCCTATGTGGTAGCGACCCGCTTTCTGCAGATCCTGAAGAACCATCCGAGCAAGATGTTCCGGGCAGATGCGAAGGCGCAGGTTTCCTTCGACTATGACACTGGCAAGATCACGACCTTCCTGTGTTCTGTCCAGCATAGCCCGGATGTGGAGCCCGGAGATTTCCGCCACATCATTGAAGGCATCATGATTCTGGCGGCGTCGGAGAACGGGTTGAATTCCGATTTTGAAAAGCTGGTGAATCCGACAGGCCGATTTGTGCTCGGAGGGCCATATGCGGACTGCGGTGTGACCGGCAGGAAATTGGCCTGTGACACTTACGGCGGAATCGGCAGAATTGGCGGAGGAGCCATGAGCGGAAAAGACCCGAGTAAGGTTGACCGCAGCGGAGCCTATATGGCCAGGAAAATTGCGCGGGATATCGTCCGAGCCGGGTATGCGGAACGGTGCGAAGTTCAGATTGCTTACGCCATCGGTGTGGCGCAGCCGGTTTCCGTGTATGTGGAAACCTTTGGTACGGAGTACCAGGACAAGGCGTTTCTGGAACAGTACGTCCGGGACAGCTACGACCTGACGCCGAGAGGGATCATTGAGAGCCTTCACCTACTGGACGTGGACTACAACAAGGTCAGCGCCTACGGGCACTTCGGGAAGGACGATCTTCCCTGGGAGCAGTGATGCCGTCCCGTCCGAACACCCCCTGCCGTCACCCCGGCTGCCCTGCGCTGGTACCCTATGGTACAAAGTACTGTGAGGCGCACAAGGCATTGCACCCAGAGGAGGTGCGGTCAGCAGCAGGCCGAGGCTACGGCAGGGCATGGCAAAGAGCACGCAAGCGTTACCTTGAGGCGCATCCCCTCTGTGTAGAGTGCATGAAGGAAGGCAAGTACGTCAAGGCAACCGACGTCGATCACATCGTTCCGCATAGAGGAGACAAGAAGCTCTTCTGGGATGAGAGCAACTGGCAGGCGCTTTGTCACAGTCATCACTCCATCAAGACCCGGAATGAAGATCAGAATCCGGAATATAGATATTGAGAATCCAAAGTCAGAGGAGCTCCAAAAATGGAACTCTTCTTTTTTATGCCTTGGATTCTCGGAAAGGAGAAGAGCATGATCTGCCAATACTGTGGATCCGAGTTTGAGGCGAAGTCGAAGAAACAAAAATACTGTTCTGCTGAGTGCGGACATGCTGCTCGCAAAACCGGAAGAACAGTATATGAAAAAACATGCCTCTATTGCGGGACCTCATTTCAGACTATTAATCCGAAACAGAAATATTGCACCTCGGCTTGCGCGGCCCGGCATGCTGGCGACCAGCGGAAAGGAACGTATTTCTGCGAGTATTGCGGAAAGCCAAGATGGTCGGATCACCCCAACAGGAACAGATTCTGTTCCAGAGAATGTGCGAACAAGGCAAAGCATCTGGAAACACTGAAGCGGCAGGAACAAAAACAAAGGCAACGTGAGGCGGACATGACCCGTCTGTGCGACAACTGCGGAAAGTCATTTGTGGCAAAGCATAAAGGGCAGCGGTTCTGCAACAGATCATGTCAGTACGAGGACGCCCTTCGCAAACATCATGAAAAGAACGAAGAACGGTTTGTTCCATTGATCCGCATCTGCCCGCACTGTGGCAAGCCATTTGCAACTACGCTGCAAGCTCAGGACAAGCAGTATTGTTCCGAGCAGTGCAGAGCCAGGGATGCAGAAGAGCGCTACAAGGTCAAACGGAAAGAACAGATGCAGCAGGCCTTTGTGGAGCCGGTTGGGATCAAGACAGCGTACCGCACCTACCAAGGTAGATGCGCCATCTGTGGCTTGCCAGTGCCACCGACAACAGAGGCATCCAATCAGTGGGCAGCAACGGTAGATCATATTATGCCGCTCTCTAAGGGAGGACTCCATGAGAAGAACAACTGCCAGCTTGCCCATCGACTTTGTAACTCTCTGAAGCTAGACACGGAGGACGATTTCAAAATCGACTGGACAGAGAAACTAAAAAACGAACCTGGACGATGGAATGAACAACTGGACGATCTCTGGGACCAGTTAGAGATGAAATACCAATCTGTCGGATAGGGCCCCTCCTCCCGGGTATGAATCTATTTTGGGTTGCCCGGAGAAGACCGTCGGGCCCTCTCGCTCTCATTTTCGCAAAATACAGGGGGAGGGGGTCTGCTGTGCCTGTTCCGACGCAATCCGAAAGAGAAAAATGCAGCGGGAACTGCCGAAGAAACCTTGAAATATGGGCATTTCCGGCAGTTCCTGCTTATCTTTCGCCGCAAAATGATGCCGGAACAAGTCGCGCAAAACTGTTCTGGAAACAGAAAAAACCTCCTCGAATTTCGGGTATATTTCGAGATTTTGGACAGGTTGCCGTTGCATTTCGACGCAATACGAAAAAGGAAGGAGGGCAGATGCCTTGCAGGAAGAGGTCATCCGAGAAGATGAGTACGTGGACATCTGCCCGAACTGCGGCGGCTTGTTTTCGCAAAATGCCAGAGGGCGGAGGAAGAAATTCTGCTCCGATAAATGCCGGACGGCATGGAATCACAGGCATCCCAACAAAGCGAATTGGAAGGATACGTCCCGTACATGTATTTGCCCGCAGTGCGGGAAGACATTTATTGCAACACGCGAATATGGACAGCTGCGGAAATATTGCAGCATCGCCTGTTCAAACAGAGGACGTGCTGCGGAAAGGAGAAAGGAACATGACGCTGGAAGAGAAGATGGACGCGGTGCTGGATGATCCGGTGAATCATCCCAGCCATTATACCAGCGGGAAGATCGAGGTCATTGATTTCATCGAGGACCAGAGATTCCCCTACCACCTCGGGAATGCCTGCAAGTATCTGTGCAGGGCCGGGAAGAAGAATCCGGAGAAGACTACGGAGGATCTTCGAAAAGCCGTGTGGTACATCAACCGCTATATCGAACTGCTGGAAAAGGAGGCTGCGAAATGACGCTGATGGAAGGCTTTGCAAAGGATGAGATCATCATCGACTTTGGCACGGAGATCCTTTTTGGCAGCGATCAGTGCTATATCAACTACCCCTGCCGGTTCCCGACAGTAGGTTTTCAGCTCATGGCGACGAGTGGCCTCAGTCAGATTGCAGATCGTATCCGGAAGGATCAGGGCTTCAAGCCCATGCACCCGATGGATGAGTTCACGGACGAAACCTGCGACAACGACGGCTGGTACGATTTCTATGTGGGGTTGAACGGCTACGCGGACAACCACATGGATAACTGCATCGAATTTGTTGTGGTCAATTCCAGCAGTGATGACAATGAACAGCGATACACCATGGATCTGACAACCGAGGAACAGGGTGTGATTTATGCGTGTCTTGACGAGCAGTGCCGCAGGTACCTGGGAAAAGGCTGCGAGGAACTTCTCGAGGAGGCACGAAAACAGATGGAGGAGGATGAGCGTTGAAGATCATCAAACGGGACGGAAGCGAAGTCCCATACGATTACAGGAAAATACAGAACGCCATCGAAGCGGCGAACGCGGAGGTGGCAGGGGAAGACCGGCTTTCCGATACGGAGGTCGGTTTTCTTGTTGGACGGATCGAAAAGCGATGCGCTGATCTTGGCCGGAGTGTGAGCGTTGAAGAAATACAGGACATGGTAATCGATGAGATTGCTGCCTCTGAGCATTTTCACCTCGCGCTTCACTACGCTGAGTACCGCCTGCGGCATGAACTTCTGCGAAAACAGAACAGTACGGATGCCCGAATTCTCTCCCTGCTCCGTCATGACAACGAGCTGGCCAAGCAGGAGAACGCCAATAAGGACCCGATCATCAACAGTACCATGAGGGACTACCTTGCAAGTGAAGTCAGTGAGGACATCTGTCGGAGATACATCTTCCCGGAGGATGTGGTTAAGGCTCATGACGAAGGGATTATCCACATCCACGACATGGGATATGTGTCCGGGCCGATCTCCAACTGTGAGCTGGTGAACCTGGAGGATATGCTCCAGAACGGCACCGTCATTACCGACACCCTGATCGAGAAGCCGCACAGTTTTTCCACAGCCTGCAATATCGCAACCCAGATCATCGCTCAGGTGGCCTCGAACACCTACGGCGGACAGACCATCAGTCTCGCCCACCTCGCGCCTTTCGTGGATGTATCCCGGCAGAAGTATAAGTGGGAGATTCGGGAGGAGCTTGAAGCTATCGGAAAAGAGGTGACGGACGATGAGATTACCCGGATGGCGGAGATGCGGGTACGGAAGGAAGTGCAGCGCGGCATACAGACCATCCAGTATCAGATCCAGACCCTCCTGACTACGAACGGCCAGACACCTTTCGTATCTGTGTTTATGTATCTGGATGAGGTGGAACCGGGGCAGATTCGTGATGACCTCGCTTTGATCATCGCAGAGACGCTGAAGCAGCGGTATGAAGGGATCAAGAACGAAGTCGGCGTGTGGGTCTCCCCCGCATTCCCGAAACTCATCTATGTCCTGGACGAGGACAACATCACCGAGGATGCGCCATACTGGTACCTGACACAGCTGGCTGCC